CGACACTGGTGATCAGGGTATCCAAGGCGTCCCGGGCGTGAAGGGCGACACTGGTGATCAGGGTATCCAAGGCGTCCCGGGCGTGAAGGGCGACACTGGTGATCAGGGTATCCAAGGCATCCCGGGCGTGAAGGGCGACACTGGCGATCAGGGTATCCAAGGCGTCCCGGGCCCCGGCTTTGCGGTACAGGTAGACGAATACGCTGCCGCGGGTGCGTTCGTCATCAACGCAGCACCGGTGGGCGCGACGAAAGTGCGCGCCTTGGTAATCGCAAGCGGTGGTGGCGGCGGCAGCGGTCGAAAAGGCGCGGCCGGGTCTATCCGCAACGGCGGTGGCGGTGGCGGTGCAGGCGGGCGGTCGGAAGCGGAATTTCGAGTGTCCGACCTGGTCTTCCCGCTTACGGTAACCGTCCCGGCAGGCGGCAACGGCGGCGCCTCCCAAGTTACGAACAGCACAAACGGAACGGGCGGGACATCGGGCGGCGTTGCCAGTTTTGGCGCGTACCTACGCGCAACAGGCGGAGGCTCCGGCTCGGGCGGTACCGCCACAACTGGATCCGGCGGCGGTGCGGGTACCGGTTTGGTCTCAAGCGGGGCGGCAGGGGCGAACGCCAGCACGACGGGCGGCGTCGGCACTTCCGGATCCGTGGCGAACTACGCATCCAGCGCGTCGGCCAGCGGCGGTGGAATCACGAGCGCAAACGTGGCAAGCAACGGCGCCGCGGGCAGTGCCGCGCCCACGTTCTACGGCGGCGTCTTGGCGGGCGGAACGGCCGGAACTGCAGGCGGCAACGGTGGCGTTGGGGCGGTCAGCAACGTCGCAAAGTTAAGCAGCGGCAGCGGCAGCGGCGCCGCATCGATCACGGCCAACGCGGGGCAAGGTGCGGCCGGTGCGGGCTACGGTGCGGGCGGTGCGGGCGGTGGCGCTGCGTTGGATAACGTGGGCAACAGCGGTGCGGGCGGTGCAGGGGCCGCCGGCTACGTCCTACTCACGTGGTACTGACGCCGCCGAACTCTGTGCACAAGCGATCGATCGCACGGCGAGCTCTAGCGTCGGTGCGGATATCCTGTTCGTCGCGATCAAGATCAACGCACGAAAGGTGCTTGCGCATGCGGGGCAGCGCCGTCCGAATGGACGAAATTGCGCCCGGTGCCGAACGCCACAGCAGCGACCCGCGCGCGCTGTACAGCCATACGCTGTAACAGGCGTACCGCAACCGACCGTAGCGCAACTGGGCGCCGTCGGCCAGTACGGCAACGTTGATCGTCACGCCGCGATCCTCCGGCCCGACGGGAACGCGTAAACGATCGCCGTCGGCTTGGGTGCCTCGAACGCAGCGCGCGCGTCGATCCAACGGGCGATGGTTTTTGCGGCGGCGTCGATCGCGTGCTCGCGCTCTTCGATGTCGCGCACGAACCGCGCCGGAATCTGCAGCGCGCGCAGCTTTTCCATCTGTTCGGCGAGACGGCCGCCGACATCCTGGCGGCGAAACTCGTCGCACGTGCCGCCGGTCAAGTCGTGACGGGTCCAGTTGGCGCGGCGGATGATATCGCGAATCTCGGAAATTCTCATCGGGGCGGCTCGTATCGTTGCGGGAATGTGATCATCTTAAACGACTTGACGCTAACGTCAAGTGTCAGCCGACGAACGGTGCGCCGCTTTGACCAGTGCGACGAGCTCGTCAATATACGCATCAACGAACATCGGCCGCATCGGCGCGAACGTTTCCGGAGCTACGCCTACCCCGCGCGCTACACGTGCCCACGCCGTCGCACCGATAAACGCGGCGGACATCGGCCAAGTGCCGACGCTGATCATGCGGACGGCTGCAGTTGTGACGGAGTCGCCGCGTTTATTGGCGCGTTCGCGCAACGTAGACGCGGACAGGGTTGCCACGTCGTACGCCAGCAACGTGCGGTGCATCGCCTGGCCGGTTTTATCCCAACAGCCGCCGCGGGCAACGTTGGTCATCAACTCTACCCGGGCAGACGTGTCCCGCGGATCCGCTTCGAATCGCAAGTACAACGCGGCGAAGCGGGCGAACTCGTCGTCGGTCATAGTTGGGCGTCCTCGCGAGTAATGGTGAAAACGACCGTTTGCCCGTTCGGCCCGGTCCATCCGAACTGGCCTCGCACGTGCGCGTTGCCTTGTTTGACGGTGGCGATTGCGGTCGGGCTGCACTCCCAATACCCGCCGACGTTGTGCGCGTGAGCGTGCATGCAATCGACCATTGCACGGCGCGCGCTATTCCACGCATACCGCGTTTCGTCGTGGCCGGCAGTGCTGGTAATGCGGTAGGTTTTACGTTTCATCATGCGTTCTCGACGAGTCGACGCAGCGCTTGCATTGCTGCCGTTTGATTGTCCACCCCCAGCAACTCCCAAATATCGGCAAGCGCTGCGGTAGCGGTTTGTGCTGCGATGCTATCGTCGGTGTAGCCTTGCGCCCAATGCGGACGGAGTGCCTCAAGCGCGTTTTTGCGAGTGATCAAATCAACAAGCGCAACACGGGCCGCGGCGTCTTCCGAAGTGTCGGCGTCAAAGCACCCGCTCCGGTGCGCGCAGTTTTCGTCCCACGCGGCTAAAAGGTCGATATTCACTGTCAATTTGCCTCCGTAGGCGGCAGCGAGTGGCGTGCTATGTAATCGATGTCCATCAAAAACGAAAAGTCGCCGATGATCGCGGGTGCTTCGTATAGGTTCTTTTTGTGGGCGAAGTTCATCGCGTCGCGATGAAGTACCGATGATGGCTGGTAATAGCCCTGCGGATACACGATCGCCCAAATCGGACGGCCGCCGTAAGAGCGTTTGCATATGTGCGGTTTGTGCGTCAAGGTAGCCATGAAGGTTGCTTTCGTTTATTGGGTGGCGTCGGGTTGCGGTCCCGACTGCCGGCAGACTCCGGCCGCTTTGGCACCTTTGCACGGGTGGTTATTCGATTCAGGATCCCAACGCGTTGACGAACGCGCCGTCGGCGGCCTGGCGGTAGAACAGTGCGACGCGCACGTGCTGACGGCCAGTGCCTTCGCTTTCGCCGACGTACGATCGGCCGTCGAACCCACGGCGAATCAAGTCGGCTTCGACAGCCGGGAAGTCGCTCGGAATGACAGTCAACTCGAAAGTGCGCTTGTCGTGGACGGTTTGCATGTCGGCGGTTCGTATCGTTGCGGGAATGTGACTATCTTAAACGACTTGACGTTAGCGTCAAGTGCCAGCCGACGAACGGTCAATTGCTGCGGCCATCTCCCATAGCGCGACGCACGCGGGGCACATCGGACGGCGGCCTCTCGGTTGGAAATACTCCGACGCGACCGTGTCGCATAGTGCGCGGAACTCGTCGGCGTCGTCTCCCTTCGCCGTGTTTGGAACGATATGTGCCGGACCGCCGTACAGAATCAACGCCGAAAAGTTCGGACGGCCTCGCAGCTGCGCGTCGTCAAAGTCTCGAACGGTTTTCATGCGTACCCCGCCCGGCGGTATGCACGGACGTACGCCAGCATGGTGCCTAGGCGATTGGCGCCACGGCCGTTACATTGTCCCCAGTACGTATCGCCCCAGTTGTTCCCTTCGATCAATTTTGCATCCCCGGTTGCGAGAAGCGCGGCGGACATTTTCGGGTCTCGAAATTTTTGCCATAGCAGTTCCCACATAACCGATTCTTTCACGTCGTCCCAATCGGCGCGCAACGGCACGCGTCGGCCGCGCCGCTTCGCTTCGCCCGGCGTGGGCGATCTCATGACGTGCTGGAATGCGTCGGCCTGCAGTGTTTTAGATGCCTGATACGCGTGCTCTACTGTTTGGGCGACAAGCCCGCGGCAAACGACCGGACTGTATGAAAAATTTGAAAGGAAACGGTGCGGACCGTCGAACCGGTCGATTATCATACGTGCACCCTCCGTCGTAATGCTTCGCTGTACCGCAGGCACTCGCCGTCGGCCATCGCGCGAAGTGTAGGCATGTCGTCGTTGTGGGCGAGCAAACGGACCATTGCCGTTTCGCCTTCCGGCGCACCCACCCGGTACGTCGCGCCAAAGTCAACACGTTTGTCGTCGACCATCAAAGGGAACCGCGCGACCAACATCGCAGCCGCCACGCCTGCCACGTCCTTCACGGCGTGCAGCGGCAACCGCACCGACATGACGCGGACCGTCTGCGCGTACGTTGCGCGTTGCGCGTTGCGGGCGGCGCCTGGACCTGCGCGGAAGGCTTCGCGGCTACGGACAACATGGCTCACGATGCACGCACTGCACGCGCCGGACTGCGTGTAGCGTGGCGCCATGTGGCCGCGAACGCACGGGCGGGCGGTCGTGTACTGCGCGAGGCCCGCGGCTTTCGCTGCTGCGCGCTCGGAAGGCTTTGCACTCACTTCGAACGCTCGAAAGGACGCAGCGCAGCGTCGAGTCGTTCCGCTGCCGCGTTTTTTCGCAGCCAATTTTCATGGCTCTTCCGATCTTCCGCGTAGGCTTGGCGGGCGGCCCGGTCCTCTTTGATCGCGTCGACCAACTCGCCGACCGCGGCGATTACCGCGTCTATGCGTTCCGCAGATTTTTTAGACGGGCAGCCGTGGTGAAGCGCGCGGGCCGTCTCGCGATCGGTGTCGGTCATGCCGCACCGCCGGGCTCGCCGATCAGCTTCGCAGCCGCGACACCGATCCGATCGAACGGCACCACGTCGTAAAACGACAGCGCGTGCCAGCGGGCCGGGCATTCTTTCGCCAACGCTTCCGTTTCAAACCGCGCAGCGCTGTTCTCGTTCGACGTATTCATCGGCCCAATGCGCGTCATCGTTTGGAACAGGATCGGAACGCCGCGCGTACGTGTGGCGAGTTTTTCGAGCAGTACAAATCCGGTCATTTCAAAGACTCCCTGGCGCGATTCGGGCGGAAAGGTTGATGCGCCAAATCTTAAACACACTTGACGCCAGTGTCAACTGCCGGCCGACGAGCGGTCGAATACCCGCGTACCCGCAATACCCGCCAACTCGGCCCTTTTAATTTCCGTACGGCTACCCCGGTCGTGTGTTTATGATTAAGACCTTCCGGCGGCGACGGGGTGTTTATGATCCGTACTATACGTACTGTTATTACTTTTTAAGGGTATCGGGGTATAGAAGGGGTATAGTAGAATAAAATCAAAGGGTTAGGAGTACCCGCGATGCCGTACCCGAGAACGAAATACCCGAGCAATGCGGGTCTGTTGGATTGTGGCGGACAATGCGGCTATGATCTTAATCATGACATCGTCCTTTCTTTCCGCAAACGAAGAGTTTTTTGCTCAAGCGCTCGTCGATCCGACATGCCCGTCAATGTTGGAGGCGTACCGCCGTGCCGGATACTCGACGGCCGGAACGACGCTAACGCAGCAATCTCAGGCATATCTCATATCGCGCCGCCCGCACGTTGCCGCCCGCGTGGCCGAACTGCGCGCGCAAGCCGCGGCGCCCGCTTTGGCCGATGCGACCGCGGTCCTACGGGAATGGGTGACGATCGCGATGGCCGACGCCGGGGAAATTTCCCGGGTTCGTCGTTTTGGCTGTCGGCATTGCTACGGCACCGACGGGCAATATCAGTGGATCGATGCAAACGAATTCGCGGCGGCCGTCTTAAACATCGTCACGCTGAACGAGGCGCGCGCCGAACGTAGAGGCGTGCCGCCTTTGCCTTTCCCATCGTTTGATGGCGGCGTCGGGTACACGCGCAACGTGGCGCCCAATCCGGAGTGCATGACGTGCCACGGGGACGGCGAGTGCGACGTATACATTGCCGACACCGATTCGCTATCGCCCGGCGCGCGCAAGTTGTACGCGGGCGTGAAGCAAACACGCAACGGCCTCGAAATTCTGACGCGCGACCAGGATGGCGCCCTTGCGAGTATCGCAAAGTACCTGGGCATGACGCCCGAGCGTCACCGGCATGGCGGCGACCCGGACAACCCGACGCCCATCGGCACGTACGCTCTACCGGAAGGGGCGGACCCGCGCGAGGCGGCCGCCATCTATCAGGCGGCAATGGCGGGCGTTAAGCGGTGACGTTCGATTTTAAGAACCCCGACTACACGCCCGTTTTTCGGCAGCGGCTTGACTTGCTCGCAAAACTGCGCGCGGATCCGGGGCTACTCGCGTCGTTCCGTCTCTACTATGCGCACAACATCGCCGACTTCATCAACGATTGGGGTGTGACGTTCGACCCGCGCAATATCGAACGAGGGTTACCGGCCCTGATGCCGTTCGTACTGTTTCCACGGCAGCGCGAGTGCATAGAATTCATCCTCGAACAGTGGCGCGCGGGCGAGCCGGGTTTGATCGAAAAATCGCGAGACGTAGGGTTGTCGTGGATCGTCATCGCGTTGGGTTGCTCGTTGTGCATTTTCAACCGCGGGTTTGTTGTTGGCTACGGGTCGCGAAAAGAAGAGTACGTCGACAAACTGGACAGCCCAAAATCGTTGTTCTACAAAGCGCGCCTATTCCTCCGGTACTTGCCGCCGGAGTTTCGCGCCGGGTGGAACGAAAAGAAACACGCGCCGCACATGCGCATCATGTTCCCGGGAACCGAAAGCACGATGACGGGCGAGGCGGGCGACGGCATCGGCCGCGGCGACCGCACGTCGCTGTACATGGTCGACGAAGCGGCGCACCTTGAACGCCCGATGCTGGTCGAAGCGTCTTTGTCCGCGACAACCAACTGCCGCATTGACTTGTCGTCAGTGAACGGAATGGACAACGTTTTTGCAATCAAGCGATGGGGCGGCCGCATCAAGGTTTTCATTTTCGATTGGCGCGACGACCCGCGCAAAGACGACGCGTGGCACGCGAAGCAAATCGCCGAAGCGGTCAGCCCGGCGATCGTCGCGCAGGAAGTTGACCGCGATTACTCGGCATCGAAAGAGGGCATCGTCATCCCGTCCGAATGGGTGCAGGCGGCGGTCGGCGCCGCGGCGAAGTTGGGCATCGCGACGACGGGGGCAAAGCGTGCCGCGCTGGACGTGGCCGACGAGGGCATCGATAAAAACGCGTGGGGCGGGCGGACCGGTGTCGAAATGGACGCACTGGACGAGTGGAGCGGCAAGGGGTCCGATATTTTCGGCACGGTCGCGCGGGCGTTTATGCTGTCCGACGGCTACGACATTACAGAGTTCGACTACGACGCCGACGGCCTGGGCGCCGGGGTGCGGGGCGACGCGCGCGTGTTGAACACTGCGCGTCTTGCTGACGGGCGCGGGCAGATCGACGCGTCGCCGTTCCGGGGGTCGGGTGCGGTTGTCGATCCTGATCGACCCATTCCGTCGGCCACGCCCTCGGGCAACGATAAGAAAGAGCGGACGAACAAAGACTTTTTTGCCAACGCGAAAGCGCAGGCATGGTGGGCACTACGCGTTAAATTTCAAATCACTTTCCGGGCGGTTCAGGCGCACGCAGCAGGCGAGGCGCACGCCTTGGATCCTGACGAGATCATTTCGCTATCGCCCGCCTTGCCGTACTTGGCGCGCTTGACCAACGAACTGAGCCAACCGACTTGGAGCCTCAACGGCGCCGGAAAGATGGTCATTGACAAGGCGCCCGATGGTATGCCATCGCCCAACTTGGCCGACTGCGTTATGATGCTGTACAGCCCGCGACCCAAACGGCGCGCGGGGTTTCTTTCCGGCTAGGAGTGTTCGCGCATGTTCTTTTTTGGCCGCCGTAAGCGCCGTTCCGTACCTTCGCGCGTTGCCGAAACCGTACGCAAGGTTCCGTTTCTTGGCCGTTTCATGGGCCGATCGGACGACGAAGGCGGCCCGCAGCCCGGGGCGGACCTACTGTTGAAACGCATGGACTACGCGGCGTCTTTGCTGCCGGCATCACCTGGGGAGTTCGCCGCCGACGATTCGGGCGGCCGCAATTCAATCAAAGGCATGTACCAGTCGGGCGGTCTTCCGATCTCAGACGCGCTTCTCGGTTGGTACGTTTCGCAGGGTTTCATCGGGCACCACATTGCGGCGCTCTTGGCGCAACATTGGCTAATCGATAAAGCCTGCACCATGCCCGCGCGCGACGCCGTGCGAAAGGGCTACACGATACTGTCGGACAAAGGCGAAAGGCTGCCCGACGAGTTAGTCAAAAAGATCAAACGTATCGACGAGCGCTTCGGCCTGAACGCGCACATGGTCGACTTCGTTGCGCGCGGCCGTGTGTTCGGTATCCGCGTCGCGCTGTTCAAAGTCGATTCGACAAACCCGAAATTCTACGAGTACCCCTTTAACCCCGACGGCGTGACGCCCGGGAGTTATCGCGGAATCGTTCAGTTGGACCCCTATTGGCTGTCCCCCGTGTTGGACGGAGCGAGCGCGGCGAACCCGGCATCACAGTATTTTTACGAACCGACATGGTGGATCATTGACGGCAAGAAGTATCACCGGTCACATCTGGTCATTTTCCGTAACGGCAGCGTGCCCGATATTCTCAAACCGTCCTACCTGTACGGCGGCGTTCCCGTCCCGCAGCAGATCATGGCGCGGGTCTACGGTGCGGAGCGTACGACCGACGAAGCGCTGCAGCTGGCAATGACCAAACGAACCACGACGTTTGCAACGGACGCCGCGCAGGCTTTCGCCAACCCCGGAAAGCTGCACGCGTCTCTTTCCGCGTTCGTCCAGTTCCGCGATAACTACGCGGTGAAAGTCCACGACAAGGATTCGGAAGCGCTGCAGCAATTCGACACGTCGCTGGCGGATCTAGACGCCGTCATCATGACGCAATACCAGCTAGTCGCTGCCGCTGCCGGCGTGCCCGCGACCAAACTGATCGGGACCACGCCCAAGGGGTTCAACTCGACGGGCGAGTACGAGGAAGCGAGTTATCACGAACACTTGGAATCGATCCAAACGAACGACTTGCGGCCGTTGATAGAACGGCATCACATGCTTGTCATGCGGTCCGAGATCGCGCCGCACCTGGCCGATCGGCGGCCGATTCCCACGTCGGCGCGTTGGGAGCCGCTGGACTCGCCGACCGAAAAAGAAGTCGCCGAAACGCAAAAGATCAAGGCCGAACGCGATGACGTGTTGATCGGTGCCGGGGTTATCGACGGTACCGAATCGCGCGACCGCATCCGCAACGACGAGGCGTCGGACTACTACGGCATAGGCGAAGCGATCGACCCGGCGACGGATCCGGAAGGCGCGGGCGAAACGATCGTCGGATCGGACGGCGTCGACCCGGTGCGGCTGGTGTCGAACCAAAAATACCTTGATGCCTCAATCGTGGCCGAAAAGATCGCCGCGCGCGACTTCGTCGTGCAAGTAACGCCGATGTTCGTCGACCCGCGCGGGTTGCGGTACCGGGTAGTTATTGACGGTCACCATTCGTTAGCGGCCGCGACTCGCGCGGGCGTCGCGCCGACGCTGGTCGAAGGCGACTATGCCGGATCGGACTACGTGGTGTTGCCCGATGCCGGCGCGTAAAATCCGGCTTTCCCCGAAAAAACAAAAGTGGGCCGACCGGTTCAAACCGGAAAGCCTGCGCGGTGCAAGGCTCGCCGTGCCCGTTGCGGTACAGGTTCGGTACGATGCGGCGTTGCAAAAATTGGTTCGTGAGATGGTCGCGGAAACCGAAAGGGAAGTGCGTGCGCTGTTCCAGTCGCCGACGGCCGTTGCGTCGCATGTTGCAACCGACGCGAGCATTTCCAGTCAATCGCGGATACTCATGAATGCGTTGCACGAACGTTTTTCGTTGTTGTTCGCACGCGCAGCGCGCGGCCTGTCTGAACGGATGGTCGACGACGTGCAGCGCAACAGCGCGACCGGGTTAAAACGCAGCCTGCGCGATATCGCGGGGAACATCTCTATTAAGACAGACGTTTTAAAGTCTGGTCCGGTCGCCGAAATGGTCAAAGCGTCCATTGCGGAAAACGTCGCCCTAATCAAGACGCTGCCGGAGGCGTACTTAGGCAAAGTGTCGACGGCGGTCATGCGGTCAATCACAAGCGGGAACGGGTTGCAAGACCTGGTGCCGTTTTTCACGAAGCAAAAGGGCATCACCGAACGCCACGCCCGGAACATGGCGTACGACCAAACGCGGAAGGCAACCAACGGCATCAACCGCGGCCGGATGCAAGGGGTAGGCATCAAACGGTTCGAGTGGGTCCATACCGGTGGAGGGCAGGCGCCGCGACAGGATCACATCGATATGTCGGGCAATGTCTACTCTTTCGACGACCTGCCCGTTATCGACGCGCGGACCGGGGAACGGGGCATCCCGGGACAAGCCCCCAATTGTCGGTGTATCATGCGCCCGGTACTTGACTTTGGGGCGGAAGCATGACAACGGGCGGGGCGGGGTTGGCGATGGACCGGGCGGGTAGCAGCGCGCGCGTCCCCGACGTGAACGGCTGGTACGAGGTCGTCGACAACCCCCTGTCAAAAGTCGGGGTTTTCCCCTATCACGGATCGACCCTCGCCGGCGCCCCCGATCCGAACCGGATGTACAACGTCTACCGCCCGGCCGAAGAGTTGGGCAATCCGGAGTTCTTGAACTCTTTGCGCCTGATTCCTTTCGTCGACGACCACGAAATGTTGGGCGCCGAAAAAGACGGGCTGACTCCCGCCGAGCAATATGGGGTGCACGGCGTTATCGGCGAGACGGTCAAATTCGACGGCCGCACGGTGACCGGGAACCTGAAAGTTTTCTCGCAAGCGATGGCCTCGACAATCGAGCATCACAAACGCGAATTGTCGCTCGGGTATCGTTGTGAATACGAATGGACCCCGGGCACGTTCGAAGGCATTCGCTACGACGCCATCCAGCGGCGTCTGCGCGGCAATCATCTTGCACTCGTGCAGGAAGGGCGGATGGGAAAGGATGTGGCCGTCCTCGACCACCAGATTTTCACAGTCGATTCACTGGAGTACAAAGCAATGACAGACGAAGACAAAGGTAAAGAGGGCGGCGCAGAGTTGACGCTGGAACAGGTCGAAGCGATGCTTCCGCGGCTTGCCGCATTCATGGAAAAAATGGGCGCACTCGTACCCGGTGCGGCCGGCACGCCGCCGCCCGTCGAAGGCGGAGACAAGCCCGGAACCGGAGGCGCCCCGGCCCCGATTGCTGCGGGTGCGGAAGGCGCGCCGCCGCCGAAAGCCGAAGGCGATGACGCGATGAAGACCGCGGCTGCGATCGATGCCGCAGCGCAGCGCACTCGGGTCGTTGCGGTTGCCGATTCGTTCAAACGGATCGCCGACGCACTCGATACGATCAAGAACCGCCCGCCGACGGTCGCCGTCGACGCGTCGACCCTGGCACGGACCGTTGCGGCCGATGCTGCAGACGCGCGCGAGCTCGTCAGCAAACTCGAACCGCACATCGGCGTTTTCGATTCGTCGCGCATGAATACCGCTGACGTGGTCGCGTACGCCGTCGACAAACTGCAGTTGAAGCCGGCGAAAGGCCACGAACGGACCGCCGTCGACGCGTATCTGCACGGGCGCGAAGCCCCCCGGCCGCATCAGCGCATGACCGCCGCCGACGCCGCTGCGTCCGGTAGCTCCGTCGCAAACTTCATCGCCGGTAAGGACAAAGCCGCCACCGCGTAGCCGTCGACCCGCCGACGAGCCTACACTACCGTCACCATCGGTCACCTTTTTTCAGGAGTAGCACATCATGTTTCCATCTACCATCCGTTCCGATATGGCGGCCGGTATCGTCGGCGAGATCGCTTTCGAAGGCCCGTTGAACGGCCAGCCGGTACTGCTGAATTCGCCGGACGCTGCCAACAACGTCATCGGCCGCGCCTTTACCTACCTGGCCAACGCCGACGGCGCCATCGAACCGAACCCCGTACGGGCAGGCGGTGCCGGTGCATTCGCCGGCATTCTGGCCTCCCCCAAACTGTACGCCAGCGCCGGCACTGCGGGCGGCGGTTCGCTCGCGGGTACGCTCGCACTGCGCAACAACGAGCTGGCGGAAGTCATCCAGAACACGCCCGGCATGTGGGTACAGTTCCCCGGCGCCTGCGTGGTCGGGCAGTTGGTCGTGTACAACACGACAACGGGCGAGCTCGCGCCGCTGACGGCCGGGCAAGCGCTGCCCGTCGGTTTCGCAATCGTTCCGGGCGCAACCGTCGTCCGCTATACCGACTCGACCGCAACCCCGCACATCGCATGCATCGCGCTGAACGGCCCTTGGCCGGTCGGTGCGCCTGCCCCGTAACCCGCGCCAAGCACCCTCTTTTTACGTACAAGGAAACTCACATGAAAACCAAAGAACGAAGCGCGTTCGGTCCGCGCGATGTGCGGGTGTTCAGCATGGACGCCGCAGCCGTGGGCGAGTTCGCACAATTGTCCCTGCTCGGCATCGGGCTGTCGGAATCGACAGTGCGTCGGATGATGGCCGTGCATTCCGACTTCGTCGCAGATGCGATGGCGTCGGGTGCGTACGACAACCTCGTCAACCCGCTGCTGCCCGCGAGCATCGCGACGCCCGTGCAATTCCTGCAGCAATGGCTGCCCGGGTTCGTCCGCACGATGACCACCCCGCGGAAAATCGACAGCCTGATCGGCGTTTCGAACTCCGGATCGTGGGAGGACGAGGAAGTTGTACAAGGCGTCATGGAGCCGGTGGGCAAAGCGGTCATCTACAGCGACAACACGAACGTCCCACTGTCCGGTTTCAATCTCGGGTTCGAACGCCGTACTGTCGTACGCTACGAAAAGGGCATGGGAGTCGGTGCGCTTGAAGAGGCGCGCGCCGCGCGGATCAACGCCAACACTGCCGCAGAAAAACGCGGGGCTGCGGCGCTGGCAATCGACATCATGCGGAACAAAATCGGGTTCTACGGTTTCAACAACGGGTCCAACCGTACGTACGGTTTCCTGAACGATCCGGCGCTTCCCGCGTACGTAAACGTCGCAGCGGGCGGCAGCGCGGCAACGGAATGGTCGAGCAAAACGTATCTCGAAATTGTGGCCGATATCCGCGAGATCCTGGCATCGTTGCGCGTCCAGTCTCGGGGCGTGATCGACGTTCGGAAAGCGGCGATCACGCTCGGGCTTCCGCTTGCGGCGGTCGATTATCTGTCGGTCGTGTCGGAGCACGGCAACAGCGTTGCGGATTGGTTGAAAAGCACCTACCCGAACGTTCGCGTCGACGATGCTCCGGAGCTGGACGCGGCCAACGGTGGCGAAAACGTCATGTATGCATACGCCGAAACGGTCGAAGACGGCGCAAGCGACGATTCCCGCACTTGGATTCAGATCGTCCCGGCGAAGTTTCAGATGTTGGGTGTCGAAAAGCAGGCGAAACGCTACGTCGAAGATTACATCGGCGCGTCGGCTGGCGTCATGTTGAAACGTCCGTACGCGGTGCAGCGCCGCAGCGGCATCTAAGCCGCGGCCCCAAACCGATCCCGCAACCAAACCGCCCGGATCGATCCGGGCGGTTTATCCCCAAGGAAAAACCCATGAAAGAGTTTCACGTCTATTCCACCCTCGCGAACGACAACCTGTATATGCAGTACAGCGACAGCCCGAACGGCATTCCCGCGCGCATCGGCGACGGCGTGACCATTCAGGGCGGCGCCGGTGTTGCCGATGCGCGCATGTGGACCCCGCGCGGCGTGCGGACCACGGTCAGCGCGGAACAGCTTGCATACCTGCAGGCGTGCCCGACGTTCGTCAAGCATGTCGAACGTGGCTTCGTGGTCGTCGAAGGCAGCAAAGTCGACCCGGAACAGGTCGCGCCCAACATGTCAGACGGAGACCTGTCGCGCCCGTTGACCGAAGGTGACTCGGCACTCGACGGCGTCGACAAGGTCACCACCGGAGACCCGGCAAAAACGGATACGGCCCAACTGCCGAAAGGTGCGGCCGCGACGCCCCGGAAGCGCGGGGCGGGCAAGTAATCGGAGCCCCGTCGGATGGCCGCCCATACCTTTGACCCTGCGTCGTTCCGGCTGACCTTCCCGGCGTTTGCCGACGATACGCTGTACCCGGACGCAATGCTGTTCGGGTACTTTGATATTGCCGGTTGCTATATCGAGCCGTTCGACAATCCGAATGGGCTTTCGGGGAACTGCTTGCAAGTTGTGCTGAACCTTATGACGGCGCACCTGGTCATCGTGTTCAGTATCGCCAACTCCGGCGAGAATCAGACGGGCATTGTCACAACGTCGACCATCGATCGCGTCAGCGTGACGCAACAGATACCGCAGACGCGCGGCGCGTGGCAGTTCTTTCTAGCTCGCACCGCGTACGGGCAGCAGGTGTGGGCGTTACTCTCTGTGCGGGCGGTAGGCGGGTTCCTGGTCGGCGGGTCGTGCGAACGGCAGGCCGTACGGGGTGCCGGCGGCATTTTCGGCGGGGCGCTGTAGTGGGTCGCGTTGTCCGCAAGCGCGAAGGCGTCGAACAGGTGCGCATTGCCGTCAAAGGCTTGGACGGTACGACCGGAAAGGTTGGCTATTTCGAAACCGCGAAATATCCCGACGGCACGCCCGTCGCGTACGTCGCCGCAATCCAAGAATTCGGCGCGCAAGAGCAAGGCATACCCGCGCGCCCCACCATGCGCCCCACGATCGCCGCGCAGTCCTCGGAATGGTCGCGGCAGTTCGGGGCCGGCGCGCGCGCCGTAGTCAACGGCCGCGCTACCGCGGTGCAAGTCATGGGGGCGGTGGGGATGCTCGCGGCGGGTGACGTAGCGAAAGCGGTCGCCGCGTTGACCGCGCCGCCGCTTGCCGAAGCAACCATCGACAAACGCCGCAGTAGGTACGCCGACAAGAACAAAACGGGCAACTTATCCAAACCGTTGGTTGATACGTCGATCATGGTTGGATCGATCACGCATGCGGTTGAAACCGGCGGGGGCGGGCCGTGAGCGTTCCCGGCGGTAATCTCTTGGGGCAAGCGCTGCGACTGATCAAACCGCAGTCGGTGTACTACTTTCGCAACATAGGCCGGACCACGTCCGCGGGCGGGCGAGATGTTGCGCAATACGCGACGGGCGTCCTACTCCGCAATGTGAGCGTGCAGGCCGTTCCGATGTCCAGATACGAAAACCTCGGGCTTGACTTTCAAAAGCGCTACGTGTCGCTCTTCGCCCCCGCGGACATCACGGGTGTTGCTCGCGATCGGTCCGGAGATCGTTTCGTGTGGAACGGGGCGCATTTCGACGTAGTGAAAGAGTCGAATTGGTACGCGCAGGACGGTTGGACGAACATCGTCGGCGTCGAAGTCCCGGCCCCGCCGCCCGCGTCCCAAAATCAGGTGGAGACGTGAACGAAAACCCCCTCTACGTGGCCGTCCGTGCGTTGCTCGTCGCGCGCCTTCCGCTGCGGGGCGTTGTGTGTGCGGTGAAGCGTTCCGAACAGCCGACGCAGCAGGGGGTACCGTCGGGGCCAGTCCTGTTTTACTCTGAGATATCCATCATTCGGCACGGGTTCGAACAGCGTAAAAACGTCTGGAACGAAGAGGCCGGGACGTTCGATCACGTGCAATCCCAGCAATGCGAAACGATGCTGCAGTTTTCCGCGTTGGCGCCACAAAACCCGGCCGACGATGCGGAGCTGACCGCCTCGGACATGCTGCTAGCGGCAGCGTCTGTACTGGGGTCGGACTTTGGCCGGGCGTCCCTTCGGTCGCAGGGCGTCGGAATTTTGCGCATTCGGGATGTCCGGGTGGGGTATGCTATCGACGACCGGATGCAACACAAGCCGAACCCCACGTTTGACGCGGTGTTTACCCATCGCGTCAGTTTCGTCGAACAAGTGCCCGCCGTAACAGGCCGGGAGTATGCAATCCACCGTGTGTAAGGAGCGAAGACCGTGACCATCCGTTTCAGTAAGTACGTCAGCATTACCAGCGGAGTTGGTGGCAACGCCGCCGTTCGTCAACGGGATTTGATCGGCCGGATCTTTTCGATCGCTGCCATCCTGTCGCCCGATGCTGTCCTCGAATTCAACGCGGCAGCCGATGTGGGCAAGTATTTCGGCATCGGATCGGAAGAGTACGCGCGCGCCGCGTTTTACTTTTCCTATACAGCCCCCTCGCTCGGAACGCCGCAGAAAATCAGCTTTGCGCGATACTCGGCTGCGGGCAACGGCTTCGCCGTGTACGGCAGTACGCACGCACCCCTCGCGCAACTTGAACTTGCCAACGCGGGCGGCCTGGTCATTACGGTGGCGGGCGTCGCTCGCCCCGTCGCGGCGATCGACCTCGACGGACTGGTCAGTCTGGCCGCAGTCGCAGCTGCAGTCACGGCTGCTATCCGCGCGGCGTACCCGGCGCTGCCCGAGCTGTCCGCGTCGACGGTTTCGTATGACGCCGTAAATGCGAGGTTCGTCTTTGCAACAAACCACATCGCAGCGCAGACCGGCGCCATTACATCCAACGCGGTCGGCGTGAACGATTTGGCGACCGCGTTGGGCTTGACCGCGGCCCTCGGGGCAGTGAGCGTGGCCGGCGTTGAACCGCAGACCCCGGTCGAAGCGTTCAACGCTGCAAACGCCATTTCGAACAATTTCGGTACGTTCGTTTTCGCGACCACGCTGACCATCGAACAGCACGAAGCGGTCGCGCAGGCAAACGCCGGCCTGAACGTCGCGTATCAGTACATGGTTCCGGTGTCCCGTGCGGATTGGCCTGCGTGGGAGGCGGCGCTCGACAACTACCAAGGAACGGGCCTTACGTTGTCTACGATCGCCGGGCGGTTTCCGGAGATGGCGCCGATGTGCATGCTCGCCGCGACGCGGTACGACCGCCCCGGCGCAACGTCCGTGTACATGTTCAAGCAGTTCGGCGGGCTGACCGCGGAAGTCACCACCGACGCAGAGTCGGACGCCCTCGACGCGGCTCGGGTGAACTACTACGGCAATACGCAGACCGCAGGCCAAGTGCTGAGTTTTTACCAGCGCGGTGTGCTGAAAGGCCCGCCGTCCGCGCCGTTGGATATGAATACGTACGCAAACGAACAGTGGTTGAAAGACCACGCGGGCGCGGGCGTCATGGGGCTGTTGATGTCGGTCGGTAGGGTGCCGGCAAACGATGCCGGGCGCGGTCAGATTCGCTCGCAACTGCAGGACACCGTCGACGCGGCGTTGAACAACGGTGTCATTTCCATCGGGCGCACTTTCACGCCTGCGCAAAAAGTCGCAGTCACGACCCTGACCGGGGACCCTTTGGCCTGGCATCAAGTGCAAAATGCCGGGTATTGGCTTGATGTTCGCATCGTGCCGACCGTAGGCCCGGGCAATACGACAGAGTACAAAGTCCTGTATACCCTGATATATGCCAAAGACGACGCAATCCGGTCGGTCGACGGCGCCCACATTCTCATCTAAACGGAGTCGCCGTTATGCAAGACATCTCAGGCTTTGGGGCTTCCGTGTCCCTGCGCGCCAGCTTCACGTTTCCGTCCGGGCTGGACCTCACGCAGTTTGCGGACGACGCCGACCCTTTCGACATCCCGTCGCAGCAAATCGCAGATAAAGCGATGGGCTTAAACGGGCACCTGGTGTCGTGGTCAAAAGCGAACCCCGTGACCGTCACCCTCAACATCATTCCGGACAGTGACGACGATCGGAATCTGGCGGTACTGGCCGATGCGAACCGGGTTCGAAAAGGAAAAAACGCGGTCGGCGACATCATCACGTTGACGGCGGTGTACCCGGACGGGAAAACCAAAACGTTCGCGCAAGGGAAGCTGACCGACGCGGCGCCTTCGACCGGCGTTTCGAGCGCCGGCCGCCGTAAATCCAAGGCGTATACTTTCGCCTTCGAATCGGTGGAGGGTTGACCGTGGATTTACTCAATCCGAAGCGCGTCGATATCACCACCCGCGACGGAGCGCACAAACCGTTCGTGCTGTCTCATTTCCCGGCTATCCAAGGCCGGGAAATATTGACACAGTACCCGCTGACCGCTATCCCCAGGGTTGCGGAGTACGCCGCCAACGAAGGCGTCATGTTGAAAATGATGTCGTATGTCGGCGTAGAGATGCCGGACGGAACAACGCTCGCATTGACGACGCAAGCGCTGGTGAACAACCACGTACCAGACGCGGAATGCCTCATGAGATTGGAGGCGGCCATGCTCGAATATAATTGCAGTTTTTTCGGGAGCGGCAAAATCTCGACTTTCTTCGAAACTACCGCAGCGAAAGCCCGCACGTTGATTGCCCAAACGTTGACGGAATTTTTGCAGCAATCGAAGGCGAGAAAGTAGCCACGCGGCACGAACTGCGCACGATCTACACGTTGCGGGACGCAATGGATTTTTACGAGATCATAGTGACCCGGCGTTATAACGAATGGCTCGCAATGGAGCATTCCAAACAGAGACGGTAATCGATGGCGAGCATCCTAGACACTTTTCTGTTTATATTCGAGTCGGATGCTTCGAAGCTAAACCGCGGGCTCGACGACGCCGACAAAAAAACAGACAAGCTAGAGGACGGTTTGCAAGGCGCGGACCGTGCCGGTGGCGCGCTCGGGTCGTCCCTTGTGAAAGTCGCAGGCGCCGCGGCTGGGATGCTCGCGAGCTTCGCGGCCTTGGGCACGATTAAAGCGATCGTCATGGAAACGGCGGGTCAAATCGACGATTTGGGCGACGCCGCCGCCGCGTTGGATCTACGGCCCGAGGATCTTTCGGCCTGGTCGCAAGCCGTCGTTATGATGGACGGCACCGCGGAAGGGTTCGTCGGTACGCTGAACACGTTCAATACCGGGCTTAACTCAATCGCGACGAAGGGCAAAGGGTTGATGCTCCCGTTTTTGAAAGAGTTGGGACTCGATATGGCCGACATCACGGCGGGGGCTAAAGACCCGCTGTCGGCGTTGGAAAAAATGGCGGATCGTTTCAAGGATTTAACGCGGTCGGAAGCGGCCGGACTTGGCGCTAAACTCGGGATGGATCAAGGCACCATCAACTTGCTTTCATTGGGGCGCCGCGGTATCACCGAACTGATCGAACGCCAAAAAGAACTAGGCGTCGTTACGTCCGAGCAAGTCGAACAGGCGGGAAAATTCGATCTAACGATGAAAGAATGGAACGCCACGATGTCGGACGTTAAGCGGGAGCTGACGCTCACGTTACTTCCGCCGATTACGTGGTTTCTGCAAAAGATGCGCGAGCTCGTCGCATGGATGGCAGACCATAAACCCTTCGTCGTTTCGTTCTTTTCAGCGGTAGCGCTGGTACTGACGGCCGTGTACGCACCGGCGGCTTGGGCCGCGGCCGCGGCAACGTGGGCGTTGATCGCCCCCTATGCGGCCGTCGTGGCCGCTGTCGTCGCGTTCGCGGCGGTTCTTGCTCTAGTCGTGGACGACATCTATGCGTTCGGGCAAGGGCACGACTCTGTACTTGGGGAGATGGTAAAAAAATGGCCGTTACTGGGCGTCGCAGTCACCGCTGCGGGCGAGCGGATGGCATGGATGATGGCGTTGGTCGAAGCGTTCGGCGTGTTGATCGGCGAGACTATCGCAGGGAAAGGCGCGGAAGCGGTCGACGCTTTTGCAAATAAAATTCGTTTTCTCGTCGACGAGATATCGCAGCGTTTCCCTGTTGTCGGCCAAGTGTTTGACGCGGTGACGGGCGCGATGGGTGAAGCGATTTTCGAAGTCGTCAATGCTTGGGATTGGTTGGTCGGAAAAGTGCAGGCGGGGATTGAAGTATTCATGGCCGCCCTGGGGTGGGTGAACAGCCTGCACGGCGCCGGTGCGCGCTTGCTGGGGTTCGGCGGCACCGAAGCCAAGCCGGCAGCCGCAAACCCTTACGTCGACGCAAAGACTGCCGCGGCGGTGGTCGCTGGACAGCGGCAAGTCGCGGCCACGAACAGCCCGATAGCGTCGCAGACCTCCGCCAGTATCGCAGCGAGTCAAAGCACCGTTACTCGCACGACGCACAAAACCGTGCAGACCGGTCCGGTGACGGTCTACACGCAGGCTATCGACGGAAAAGCCGTAGCGTCAGCCCTTGGGACGGAGCTAAACAAACAGCTGGCGTACGCGATTGATGACAGCGATGATGGGGTCGCCGCATGACGACCGCGGATGTTGTAGGCATTTTCGATGCGAATTTTAAGCAGCTGGTGCCGGAAGGGCGACCGATCAAAGCAGCCGTGAAACCGGCCGCTAAGTTTATGGAACACCCGCTAGAGGACGGTAGCACCGTCACCGACCACCGCGTATATCTGCCCATCGAAATAGAGTTGACGATTGTCCTACAGGGCGCCGAAGAGTCTCGGGCACTGTACGAAAGGTTCAAAGAGATCTACCGACAAGCGGAAACGGTGACCGTTCAGACGCGCGCAGGGGCGTTTCCGAGCATGGCGATTGAGGCCATGCCTCACGATGAAACCTCAGACGTGGCGGACGCGTTGCCGTTGGTCCTAAAACTACGCGAAGCGGTGTTCGTGGCCGCCCAGTTTCAAGCGCTGCCGCCCAAGGCGGCCGCCGCCGGTGCGGACGGCAAGGGTAAGCGCAACGCGTCTACTGTGAAGCGAGGCGAACAAGCAGGAAAGCCGGAAACCGCTTCGAAGCGAGGGTCGTCCGTGTTATACAGCACTTTTTACGGGGGCGGCGGCTAATGCCTACGATAGTTCCCCTCGACCGTGTGCCTAATCAATCGGTGAACATTCAACTGAACGGCAGCCGGTACGTGCTACAGGTGCAAGAGATCGGCGGGATGATGGCGGCCACGGTGGTGCGTGACGGTGTCCGACTTGTTTCGGGGTCGCGGGCGGTCGCGGGCACTCCGATCCTACTGCACGCGCACTTATGGTCACTACACGGGGACTTTATATTTACCAGCACGACCGAAGGCGAAGCCCCCTATTTTGAAAATTTCGGGGTGTCGTCTTTCCTGGTGTTTTCAACACCCGACGAAATATCGCAGGCGGTGGCGGGTGTCTGAGTTTGACGAGCGCATATTGCGAGTCGGAATCGAAATAGACGGCCAGCTAGCGGTCTATGAAGAGCTAGCCATTTCGGTCACGTGCAGCAAGTTCGGGAACCCACTGCAAAACGAGTGTGAAGTTAAAATTTCCAACCTAACTCGGGAGCATCTCGAATACTTGCTGCGGGAGACAAGCCCGTTCAACGCAAACCGAACGGCGAAACGTATCGTTGTCGAAGCCGGACGCCAGTCAACGGGGACATTCCGAGTTTTTCAAGGCGATATCACGGAGTGCGCGCCGACGCCGCCGCCGGATATCGCCTTGAAGATGAAAGCAAAGACGGGGCAGTTTTCGAAAGGCCGGGTTATCTCTACCGCTCACGCTGCGCAATCAAAACTTTCAACGATCGCCGCGCGCGTCGCTCAATCGTTGGGGTTGGTCCTGGTGTTCGAAGCGGACGACAAAAACATCTCGAACTATTCGTTTTCCGGCGGTGCCTTGAACGAAGTGCGGAAACTGTCGGACGCAGGCAACGTAAACGCCTATGTCGACGATGACCGCTTGATCGTCAAAAACTATAACGTCGCGCTGCAGCAAACGACACACGTGCTAAGCAAGCATAGCGGGATGATCGGACAGCCGGAGATCACCGAACAGGGTGTGAAAGTAAAGTATTTTTTAGATCCAAAATCCCAACTAGGCGGCGCGCTGACCATCGAAAGCGAATCCAACCCCGCCGCGAGCGGAGAGTACGTCATTTACAAACTGTCGTACGAGTTGACCAACCGGGACACGGCGTTCTACTGTATTGCCGAATGCAAACGTAAAGGCGCGAAATAGTGGCGGACGCTGACATCCCCAGCAAAGACCCCGCGAACGATGCGACGGTTGCCGGCACGTTGCGGCAAGTTATACGCAAAGCGCTGCAAAACGTCGACGGTATGCTGCCGGCGGTCGTTGTGGCGTACGACCGGCCAAGCAACATCGCAACGGTGCGCCCTCTAATTGCGCTGCTAACGACGGGCGGGGCAAAAGTGCCACGCGCGACGGTGGCGAAAGTGCCGGTGCTGGCCTTGGGCGGCGGGGGGTTCGTCATCAACTTTCCACTGCAGCCCGGGAACCTCGGGTGGATAGAAGCAAGCGACCGGGACATCTCACTATTCGTTCAATCATTGGGCGAAGCGCACCCAAACACCCTACGCCTACACTCGTTCGAAGACGGGCGGTTTATACCCGATGTGTTTTCGGAGTTCGAGCTAGGAGACGTGGCCGATGACGCGATGACAATACAGTCCCTTGACGGGGCTGTACGCGTAGAACTGTCGCCGACGCGCATTCGGTACGTCGCGCCCTTGCATGAGTTTGACGGTCGCGCGAAGTTTAACGACGGCGTCGAAACGTTCGGGATCCTCGAAAACAACGGCGTCGACGTTGGATCGACTCACTCACATTCAGGCGTCGACACCGGCGCGGGTACCAGCGGGCCCCCTGTGCCATGACGAAAACTTTCGAAAGCAACGACCGTAACGACCTGGTTATTGGCACTGACGGCAACCTGTCGATCGTGTCCGGACTACGTGCGGTAGCGCTGAACTGTCGATCCGCAATGCAAGCGCAGCGAGGGGAGATGCTATTTGCAGCCGACCGCGGCATCCCGACGCTCGGCACCGTCTGGAACGCGTACTTGCCCGCTCAATTCGAAGCGGCGGCGCGCGTAGCTATCAAACGGGTCGCAGGCGTCGTGGCGGTAACCGGTTTCACTATCGACCGGACCGGCGAGGCTTTCGGATATACTGCGACAATTCAGACCATCTACGGGGAGACGACAGCCAATGCCGGGCTTTGAGTACCTGGACAAGACGGGCGTAATTCTTCCCGATACTGCCGACCTGTTGGCGGCGGTCCAAGCGGAGTACCGTGCTGTATTCGGTGACGATTTGTCTGTCGACTCGGAAACGCCGCAAGGCACGCTCATCGCAAGCGAAACCCAAGCCCGGGCGGACGTGCTTCGGATGCTGGCGGAATTGGCGAATCAAGTCAACCCGGACGTTTCGGGCGGTCGTTTCCTCGACTCTCTATGCGCGCTGTTGGGTTTGGAACGCAACGCAGCAACGCGCACGTTCGTCCCAAGCGTTATCGTTACAGGCCAGCCGCAGACTGTCGTCCGTGCAGGTACGCGTGCGCGCACGGAGGCGGGTTTTATTTTTCAATCTGTTAACTCCGTACAACTGGACAACTTGGGCGCTGGTGTTGTCGACTTCGCGGCGGTAGACCTCGGGGCAACCCCTTGCCCGGCCAACACGCTGACAACGATCGTCGACGCCGTGCTTGGATTGGAAACGATCACAAACACGACGGCGGGCGTTGTGGGAACCGACGAACAGTCGGACGAGTCGCTGCGATCGCTGCGGCGCGCCACGCTTGCGCGGCAGGGGATCAGCGTATCGGAGGCGATCACGTCAGCGCTGTATGACCCTGCAGTCGGCGTGCGCTCGCTGCAGTTTCGGGAAAATGTCACGAACGCCGCGGCAGTCATTGACGGGATCAACCTAGTCGCGCATTCGGTTTGGGTCTGCGCGCACGGTGGCGCCGACGCGGACGTTGCGCTAGCGCTGCTGTCGAACAAGACCGCGGGCGCGGATTGGAACGGCGCCGTTACCGTCGACGTGGTCGACGAGTACAGCGGGCAGACGTACGCGGTGGCGTTTGACCGCGCGTCCCCCGTCCCGTTTCTGGTGCGCATTACGGCCCGACGTGGCAGCTACACGGGCAACGTGGCCGACGCCGTGCGCAATAGCGTCATGGACTACGTCGACGGCGAGATTCCGGGGGAACGCGGGTTTGTAGTTGGCGGGGGTGTGTCCCCTTTCGAGATCAGCGGAGCGGTGACCAGTCAAACACCCGGTGTGTACGTGTCGAACGTTGAGATATTGCGGCCATCCGAACCGGGCGGCGGGTCGTGGCGGGCGGAAGAATATCAAGTATCCCTCAACGAAGTTCCTACGTTGCAAGCGTCATCGATTACGGTAATCGAACTGTGACCCGAATCCAGCAATTCGACTTGGCGGCCGGCGTACTGCGCGCGTTGTTGTGGCAGCACAACCGCGCGAGCAATCTGCGAGGGCTGTTGGAACGGAAGCAGGCATGGTATGACGCCAATGTTTCGCAGTTTTGGGAAAACTGGTTCCGCGACGTGTTCGACCTTCGTACCGCTAACGCGTTCGGTTGCCAAGTGTGGGCGCGTATACTGGGCGTACAACTCGCCCCCGCTTTGGGAACCGTTGCTGATCGTCCGGTGTTCGGGTTCGAAAAAGAGGGCGCGGGCAGCAACGACAACCAAAATTTCGAGCGCGGAAACTTCGGAGAGTCGGGCGCGGCTGCGGTCCGCTTGACTGTCGAACAGCAGCGGATCATCCTGCAGTTACGATATTTTCAACTGGTCACCCGGTGCGCGGTGCCAGAGATCAACCGATTCATGCGTTACATTTTTCGCGAGCTGGGCCCCGTTCACGTGCTCGACCCGGGCGGCATGCAACCGTTGATTTATGTTTTTGGGTTCACTCCCGACGCCCGCCTTGCTTTTGTATTGCGTGAGTACGACCTACTGCCCCGACCGTCCACGGTCGGGGTCGGCTATATCGTCACTACGCGCGCGTCTTTCGGCTTCGGCGCTACGAATGAAAATTTCGAACGCGGAACTTTTTTAGACAATCAGCTGTAGAGGACCGCAAGCATGGACCAACGTTTTTTTTCCTCGCCTTTCGCAGTCAACGGCGATCGAGCGGTTATCCCCGGGCCGAATCAGTTCGACGGGTCGGTCAGCTTCGACGACGGTTTCGGTTTCGATTACCAGCGCGAATTGGGCGTTGATCCGGACGCAAAAGCGTTCCCCCGCGGCCCGACGAACTACCTGTTTTATGCGTTGACCGAGGCGGTCGGTCAGTACCAAAAAACCGGAATCCCCGAATTCATCACAAGCGCAGACAACGGGGGCGCGCCTTTTTCATACGGCCGCGGCGTCATGGTGCGTTATAAGGCCGGACCCGGCGACCCGTTCGTTACTTACGTCTCTTTGGCGGAGGCAAACATTTCAAACCCGGCATCGGTAGAAAATTGGACGCCTTGGATTTTCGAACCGGCAACGGATGAAGACACGGCGTCGACCGACCGCCTCGCTACCCCCGCCTACGTGACCGCACGCTTGGCCGCTTTTTCGGTCAGCGTCCCGCCCGCGACGACACTTGTTTCTGGTCGTACACGCTACGCCACAGATGCGGAATCCATAGCCGGCCTCGAACCGAGCGCGGCGGTCACCCCCGTATCGTTAGCCGCAACAGCAACAAACAAAGGGTGGGGGGTGGGAGCGGCGACGGTCGCCGTGTCCGGCCGTACGCGGTACGCGACAGGCGCAGAAACTGCCACCGGCGTCATAGATAACGCTGCAGTCACGCCGGCCGGGTTGGCCGCCGCCATCCCCCAAGCAACGGCTGCGGTGGCCGGGCGCACGCGGTACGCAAGCGTTCCGGAGTCCGATGCTGCAGTCATAGACAACGCCGCAGTCACGCCGGCCGGGTTGGCGCAACGCGCGAAGCTGGGCGCAAACGTCACTTTCGGAATAGTTACCGCTACGGGCTACGACACCGGATCGTCGCGGAAAATCAAGAGCATTTTTGCGGGCCCCTTCCCGTATGGTATGCGTCAAGTACTGCGCCTGCGCCCCGTCGTTGGCGTGTACAAACCGGACTACTTGCCCGCGGGCGCGGAGAATCGCAAACGGCTGTTTTTGATCGCCGAAGATGCGATGCGCCAAGTGCCGGAGTCGGTCGACCCGATCGGTACCGCCTACCGCGGCGAACGCGTTCCGACGCTGGACTATCAGCAATTCGTTCCCGTCTTGATCTCCGCACTACAGGAAGAGCACCGCGCCCGGGTGGTGTGGCAGCGGGTGACGGCCGCCGCGGTGGTGTTGTCGCTGGTGTGGCACGTGGTGGGGGGCTGACGATGGTTTCCCCGTACGAGTCCGCTGGAGTCGACTTCGATGCGCTGTTTGACCCGTACGTTACGGGGACTTTCGCGCCTCTTACACATCGGCGCATCGGGGGCATCGATTTGAATCAACGGTATGCCCCGATTGAGTTCGGAACGAAAGGCCCGGACGTTGGCTATCGGGTTGCCGGGGTGGACATTTCTAATTTCTTTGCTGCGGCAGGCACCGCATCCTACGTCAGTTCGACCGCCGGGCTTCCGACCAATGTCGAGGTTTACCAAAACAGCACTTCCGGCCCGGTCACTGCCGTCGCGGGGTTTTTGCTGTTTAGAAACGGTGACACGCAGTGGGATGTTGGCAACGTGGGGGAGTGGTTCCCAGGGGGAGGGGCTACAATCGGCGACGCGTACGATGTAGAGTTCGTACTGATATCGGGCGGAGTTGGTACCCTTTCCGGATCGCCCCTAAACACGCGCCTGCAGTTGAATGCGCCGCGAGGGGTCTCTAGTTCGGTCACGCGCACTACCAGCGGCGCGACGCGCGGCAATCGGCAGATACGCGTGCAGATCTTCCGTCGGTCGGATAGCGCGATCGTTGCGACGCAATTTGTTCTTTTGGAACCAGAAGCGGACATCAGCTAATGAAAGAACCCACCTATTTAACAATAGCCCGCGCGGACATCGGCCAAAAAGAAACGCTCGGGCCGAACGACTCTAAGTGGATTCGCGGCATGTGGGCGAAGTTTTCCGCCGGTTGGCTTTTAGGCCAGCCGTGGTGCGGTGGTGCAATGGCAAAATGGCTATCGGAAGCCGGACACGCGATTCCCAAACACTACTACCGCGCCCTTGCGTGGGCAGACTACGGTGTGCGCTGTCCCGGCCCGGCGCAAGGTGCAATTGCGGTATTGACGCGCAAGGGCGGCGGACACGTCGCCTTCGTCACGGGTGTCACGGGAGACGGTTCGAAAGTCCGCTTGCTAGGAGGCAACCAAGACGACGCCGTGAAAGAATCGTGGTTTCCCGCTGTTCGAATCACGGCGTACCGCCTGCCGCTAGGCGTACCGCGCGTACCGGCAACCGTGGCCGCTGCCGGTACGCTGTCGCAAAGTGAAGCCTAGTAAACTGCAGCATTCAAGGGGGAGCGCGTGAAACTGGACGCATTGAAAGACCTGTTAGCGTCGGCCTACATCGGCGCGGCATCGGCCGGGGCTGCCGTCCGGGCGGTGGAGACCGTCACGCCCGCAAGTTCGACCTGGTGGGCGGTGGTAGTTTTGGGCGTCCCGTTGTCGGTCCTGGCCGCCGCGTTGGTCGGCGCATCGATCCGGGCTTTCCGTGAAGGCGTGCAGCCTGATCGCAAAATGCCGCACCACGCGATCGGCGTCACCTTTGACGGGTTCGTCGGGGGGTGGATAGCGATGTTTATTGTAGGGTTTTCCTACACGCACGTTCACGTACAGGATATTGCACCGGAGATTCTGGGGGGATTCGGGGGACTGTCGACAGAGTTCGTGCGAACCAACGGCAAACGGTGGTTCGAACAGCTCTATTCTGCGGTCCTGTCCCGTGTTAAAAAGCAACCGGCCGGAGACTTGCCAGAATGAAAACGATGCTAGTGTGCTATGACGTAGCGACGCTGTTGACCCTAGCCGTGATCGCGTTTGTATTTTTATTCAGAAACGGCCACGTGTCGGAATGGCGCCAAGCCGTACTGACCGTCGGGCTGATTGGGGTAAAGGTGTTCGGGATGGTTGGGTCGATCGCGATCGCGATGACCATGACGCCCGCCCCGACTTGGCTGCGCGGACTACTGACCGCGGGCTGCGTGGTAGCTCTTTACGCATACGAACATCGGTTCGCAAGGCGGTCAACATGATTCCGGTTTTCCTCCGTGGCGAAACGCTCGGCAAAACGATATACAACATCGTCGCCCTGGTCGCACTTGCGGGCTTGCTGCTGTTTTTTGGGTGGGGAGTGCTGACGGGGAAATACTGGCAATGGAAAGCCGATAGGATGGAGACCCGCGCAGAAAATGCGGAAGCCATCGCAGGCGTTGCGACGGCCAACGCGAACAATGCGAACGGGGCGGCGTCGAACGCGTCGACCACCCGGGGTAACATGGACGGCCAAACGGTCGAAGTCCGTATCCATACCGATGATGCAGCCCGGAGGGCCGAAAGCTATGTACCGAACGACCTTGATTCTGTTGATGGCGGTGTGCCTGCTGACATCGTGCGCGAATTGGAAAATGCGCATGATCGCGCCCGATCCGCCGCGGATCGATTGCAGCGAAAGGGCGCCGGCTGAGCCGCTGCCGCGGCGGCCTGGGTTCAGCCCTTCACCTTCGGACGACGCTACGCCCGCGCAGTGGCGGTCATATGTGGGCCGCGTGCATGCCTTGTGGGGCGGCCATGCAATACGCGCGTACGGTGCGTACGAGAGCGTCGTGACGCAACGGGCCGAAACGGCTGATTGCCTTGATCGTGAGCGCGCGGCCGGTCGTATCCGATAGACGCGCAAAAACAATGGGCCGGGCACTTTTCAGTAATCCCGGCCCACTGCGGCCTTTCCGTCCCTTGACTGCAGCGCCCCAGTATCCCGCCTGGTGCCCACGCGCTACAGGCTGAACCTTAAACCAACCCGGCCCGCCCCGTCAAGCGCTGCCGTCGTCCGCCGACGTGGCGGATATCAGACGCATCGCGCGTTCGTGGCGTTGCTGCCAGTCTCCCGATTGCTCTTCTCGCGTGTTGGCAATGATCCTGGCAACGACGGTGGCGCGCGTCTCGGGCATGCCCAAGGTGTGCGACATGCCCACCGCGCGTTTTACTCGCTCTAGATCTACGACGAGCGCGGTCATGCGGGCAGCGTCCGACATTCTACGGAACCGCGCCGCACTATCTTCATAAACAGCGCGCCGCAATGCACGCATGTCGTCAAACTGTCCCACGTTTCGCGCTCGTCTTTCGGCGCGGGCGTTTCGATAGGCGGACAGCCGCACGGCGGAGAATACGACAGCACCGGACCACCCTTTTCTTTCACGCGTGCAATGTGTGCAGCGTGGTTGGCGGCGAGAATATCAAGGCGGCCGCCTGGACGGAATCGGCTTTTGCTAAGGGTGGCGTCAGTCATATCGGCAGCTCGTTCGTTGCGGGAATGTGATCATCTTAAACGACTTGACGTTAGCGTCAAGTGCCAGCCGACGAACGGTTATTTTCTGTAGCGGTGCCCGCGCCATCCGTCCGTTGCGAAGATCGGCCAGCCTTCGGCCCAAGCGGGCATGATGGACATGAGCCGTTCAAACTCTTCGATAGACCCCCAGTCTTTCGGCACTTCCGCAACAATCTCGTCGTACACGTGTAGCACAGTGTGGTACCCCGCGCGCCACAGTCGCACAACCGCTTGCGCCAAAACGTCCCGGGCCGTCGCCTGCGTGACGTTTTCCGCGAGCTTTCCGCTATACGTGTCCATGCGCACCCACCCAGGCGCTCCCATTTTCGGGTTAGTGTTCCATCCTTCGTACGATAAAGCCAACCCGCCGCGCGCACTGTGCGCCAAGCGTGGTCGGTGATACGCGAGCCGACGGCCAGATAACAGTGTGCAATACAGCACGTCGTCGACGACGATGTATTCAATTCCGCGGTACGCGAACGGCGTGCCGGGATATAAGACAGCAGAGATCGCCATGCCCTCTAGGCCGGTCAGTGTTGGACGAGCGTCGCGAAAGAATGACGGGCAAGGGTGCCCCGTGCCGTCGACGAACTGCCCACCCCAAAATTTGACGATCATCGGCGACGCTGCACGCCAAGCGAGAATTGATTGTTTCATTTCCTCTTCGGTCATGAATTCATCGGCGCCGAAATTGATCAAGGCGCCAATCCACCCCCCGAAACCGCAGGCCAGTTCTAGCACCTTGCCTTTTTTGCGGCACGGGTGGTGCTGGCCGGTTCGATCTCGATACGCAAGCACGTCCTCTAATGCCAAGCCTTGCACCTTTGCGCCGGACGCTTCGTAAATTTTGCCGCGCGCTTTGAATAGATCGATGCGCCATTGCTCGCCCGCCAGTTCCGCCAGTACGACGGCCTCAATTGCGGAGTAGTCGGAACAGATCAATTCATACCCTGCGGCGGCGGTGTACATGCCCCGCAGGCATCCGGAGACGGCAACGACCGCGTTTCCGAAGTAATGCTCGACTACGTTTAGATCCTGCGTTCGGATGCAAGCTATCGCGTCCTCGACGGCCTGGGGGTTCCATTCCGACACCGTGCGATCGGGGAGGCCGGCCGGCGGCTTCGGCGGCACTGCCATCGCGCACCACGGGCAGGCAGCGTGCGTCAACGCGAAGTGTCGGCCACATAGGCACACGCGCACGTCGGGGCCGCTGTTCGGTAAGTTGGTCGGCTGGGGGCCGTTGCCCGTCGCGCGCCCGGTGCGCGCTGCGTGGTACATGAAAAGTTCGTGCAGTCGACTCGCTTGCGTCGCTTGGTTGCGCATCGCGTACAGCTTTTTCACGCTTGCCGATCCGACCAATTGCCGAATTTCCAGCGCGCGCCGCAAGGGGGCAATCTCCGATTCGGCTACCTCCCAAGTTGACAGCGAATACTCGATCCGTTTGACCGCGTCCGCAATCCCGGCTTCGTCCATCGAATCCATGTGAAAGCCTTGGGCGTGCATCCAGCCTTTCAACTTGTCAAGTTCTGACGCACGTTCGACAGCACCCCCGGTCAGTACGTGCAGTTCCGTGTTGTAGCGTTCAAACGCTTGTTCGATAATTGCGATCGCCGCGTTGATCGTAGTCAAGTCGACGTGCACGCCGCGACGGTTGATCAACTGATCGACCTGCCACCATTCCAGTTCGGCGGGGGACAGGTCGGGGATGCACTGAGACGCTTCGGCCTCGGCTTCGATGTCGGTATCGCAATAATTCATAAAGCGGATCGCCTGCACCGGCTCGTCGTCCATCGCGACCCGGCGCCGCGGGTCTTTTTTATCAGGCTGTCGGGGCTTGCTAAAAAGATCGATCAAGGCTTTTCCGCCGGGGTCTTTTTTTGTCGCGGTGTTCAGCACTACGCATAACGGATCTAGCGCGCCCGGCAGACCGAACGCGCGCGCTTTTGCAGCGCTACATCGTTGTTGCGCTGCCGGTATCATCGGCCACCCGTACTTAACGCGGCACACGTTGTACCAGATCCACCATTCGAAGCCCGCATTGTGCGATTCCAGCAAACCACCGGCCGCAACGTGGTCGAACAGGTCGTATGGTAGCCCCCGGCCCGGCCTCCATCGGCGTTTCCCGCGCCCGTCTTTCAAATCGTACGAACACGTCAACACTTCGCAGCTGGGGTGTTCGGAGTACACCGCAGCGCCGACACAAAGCAGTCCGGCGTCAGCGGTTGAGTTTACGCCCGGCGGGGCTTTCCACCGTCCAACCGTGTTGCCGTACCGGTCTGCCCAATTGGGCGCCCACACATACCCGGCCTCGCTGTATGTTTCGAAGTCGATATCCGGTAGCACGGTCGCCCACCCCAGCCCAACCTGTACCACGTCGCCGGCAAGCCTTTCCATCTCGGAACTCCCAAAAAAAAAGCCGCGCAACACGCAAAGGAAACCCCGGTGTTGCGCGGCAAACTAAAACCCCGTTACTACGGGAGCATGTACCCGTGTTCGACCAGCTGCGCATCGGTCCATCCGACGAAGTCGGCACGGCTGCGGCCCTCGGCTTTGGCCGTCATTGTCGGGCCGACCGGAGGGGGCGGCGGGGCAAGCGAAGGCGGAGGCGGGATGACTGCCCCGGGCGGTGCCGTACTGATCGGTGGCGCCCCGGTGACTCCCGCACTGAATGCCGTGTTAGGAGGCGGGGCTGGGATAGCAGGAGCACCGGCCGGCGGCAGCGAAGCAACACCCGGTGGAGGCAAGGGCGCACCCGGCGGAGGCGGGAGGGATCCATTCCCCGGCAGCGTCATACCCCCCAAAGGGACGGACGACGCCCCTGGCGGCAGGGGTCCGGCGCCGAAGCCTACAGACGACGGGTCGGGCCCGTTGATGATCTCCGGCCCCCAGCCGGTCAACGCCATGATTCGATGGTTCAAGTAAATGCCGGGCGACTGGTCCGACTTGTTGCTGCTGATGCTGGCATACATCTGCACAAAAAATCCGAGCTTTATCGCGCCTACTTCGGTGATCAGTTCGGAGCCGTTCGCGTTGACAATTTTCGGCGCGTACCCGCCGCCGAACTTGAGCACCCAACAACCGGGAAAGCCTGTCGCATCGCAAGGGCGGTTGCCTTTTTTGTTCGGAATGGTCGAATCACCGTCTGTGATTTTGAACGCGAAGTCGGGGCGTTGGTACTGACCGTTCGGCCACATCTTCGCGACGGCGTTCCACAGATTCATGCCCCAGGCGCCGACGTTCGGATCGTCCGACTTTTCGTGCGCCCAATGCGTGACGCCCGGCGTTTTGGGGATCGCAATCGCATTGTAATACTCGATGCGCGGCTGTCCGGCGTTCGGGCCCGTCTTCGTGACCAACGGTTTACCGTCTGCGTCCGTGGTGTTGGGTTCGTAGGGGCTACCTTGTACGAGGCGGCCGGGCGGAAAAAGCTGATAAATCTCGTCATTCATGGCGTTAGCCTCCAAATATTTTGCGGGAGTCGTTCGTAGTGGCGGGGGCGAGTTTTATCTCCCCGGGCGGGCGGTGGATCATATCTGCGATTGCGTCGGGCGGGACTCCTTTTTCCCGCGCTTGCGCAGGCGTGAGGGCTTCGATTGGTTTCGCGATGTTTTTGCCATGTAACGCAGCGACCGCAATCGCCGCGCCGGACATCCCCTCTTTCCAAACTTCGCGTCCGGATCCGCGACGCAGTTCGTGGCACGGAAGGCGCGCGCCGCCGCGCGCCGCAGCGGTCAGTTGAATCTCCAAGCCTTCGGCGCGGGCCTTCAATTGTTCGCGCGCACGCTCCAGCGCGCGTAACTCGAAACTGGCTTGTTCCGGCGTCAAGTCGTGCGCGGCCACGGTTCCGGCGAACTCCGCAATTTCATAGCCGGCCTGTTGTGCAGCGACGCATCGGTGCCGCGCGTCGCACTTACGACACCACGGGCCGGTTTTCACCGGGGCGGTCGGCTGTTGCGCTAGCGCTGCTTGACAGGCGAGCGTATTGCGGTGCGCACGCAGTTGGTCTAATCGTACGCGCCAAGTCCGGACCGGACCGGACGCATCGTAGTTCCGAGGCTGTACGACGTGAATTTCCGCTGCAATGTGCTGTGCAGCGGTTGCGGCCCATACGCCAGACTTAACCAACCAATCGAACGCGCCCAAGGCGTGCGCGATGGATTCCCAGTTTTCGAACGCATCGATAAATGCATGACCGTATTTGTACTCGACGACCTGCAGCGTGAAGCGATCCACGCCAACGCCAAACACGTCGGGCAGACCGGTCTGCCCGTCAAGGTAAGACATGGGTATTTCCGTTTCGACTTGCGCATATCCTGCACCGATCTTCGATAGAACAACACTGTGATAGAGCGCGGCACCCTCTATCATTTTTTGCGTCACGTTGATTCCGTTCGGGGCGGACGACCCGATAGCCGGATACCGGCCGCGTAGCGCTTCGGCCGCGCACCAGTGCGCGGCGATACCTTCCGCGCGGTCTGTTGATTCATCCGGAATCCGCGCGGCGATGCGCGCGGATCCGGGGCAGTTGACCCACACGGGCGCCGCACTTGGCGGCAAGCGTACGGCGGACATGCCTGCGTTACCGCGGGATGCGGTTGCACAGTTCGGCGTACGCATTCCCGATCAAATCGGGGCGCATCGCCAACAACTGCACGGAACCGTTGCCGGTGGCGTCGACGACGCCGACGGTGCGCATCGCTTCCGAAACAAGCGCCGGGGTAAGCTGCTGCGATGCCATGTACGGCCCTAGCCATTCCATCAAAGACGCGAAGGTTGCAGGGGTTGCCGGAGTCGTAGCGGCGGGCGGCGGCGGGATGACTGCGGCAGCGGCGGGCGGCGGCGGGATGACTGCGGCAGCGGCGGGCGGCGGCGGGATGACTGCGGCAGCGGCGGGCGGCGGCGGGATGACTGCGGCGGCGGCGGGCGGCGGCGGGATGACTGCGGCAGCGGCGGGCGGCGGCGGGATGACTGCGGCAGCGGCGGGCGGGGCAGCAGTCCCCATGATAACGCGCAATTCGCTTTCAACGCGCAGCCGCTCCGCCGGGTCAATTTTCGGTTTGGCTTTCCATCTGCCGTCCTGGTTCTTGGCTTTCGATGCAGCGTGGATACGGTTGTCCCACGGCAGCAGGTCGGCGTCGACTTCGACGCGAGACAAAAGCGCGGCCGTTTCGGCATCGGCAGGGGGGAGCGTGTGGGCTGCGGCCACGCCGCCGAAACCGACCGTTGCCGCGCTCAAGTCTTCGCCCGGGCCTGGGGGTGTCTCGCCGGGGCCGGCGGTGCTGATCGTCACCAACAGACCGAACAGACCCGCGATCGTACGGATCGCAATCGATGCGTCGTTGCCGGTGTCTTCACTGGTACTTAGGGTGCAGGAAAAAAGCATGTGGATATCTCCGCAGATGGTTTGGGGTTGTTGCGGCCCGCACGTTATGCCAAACTGACCGCACTGTCAACTCCGGTTTGACCATGTCCCGTTTAAGACCGTACCAGGCTGATGTTAAGGCAAAAATATACGAGGAATGGCGCAACGGCGCCCGCGTGGTGATGCCAGTCGTACCGACAGGCGGCGGAAAAACCGTCATCGTCGCAGACATCGTAAAAGAGCTAAGCACCGCAACATGTGCAATCGCGCATCGGCAGGAGCTAGTCGGGCAAATATCCCTAGCGCTTGCGCGTGAACAAGTACGGCACAGTATCGTCGCACCCGATGCGACTAGGCGAGCGATTGAGTCCGCACATGTGGCCGAAATTGGGCGCAGTTGGATCGCGTCTAATTTACCCGTACGCGTTGCCGGCGTTGACACGCTCGTACGAAAGGACGTTACAAACGATCCGTGGTTCCAGTCCGTGCGTTTGGTCGTAGAAGACGAAGGGCACCACGTACTGCAAGCAAATAAATGGGGCGCGGCGTTGCGGATGTTCCACAAAGACGCGCTTGCCTTGCTGCCCACTGCTACGCCGCGTCGTGCCGACGGGCAAGGCTTGGGACGCGCTTACGATGGCTACGTCGACGCGCTGGTCGAAGGGCCGCACATGCGCGCGTTGATCGACTCGGGGTATCTGACCGACTACCGGGTTGTATGTCTGCCGCCTTCGGTTAATCTCGACAGCGTCCACGTTAGCGAAACGACCGGAGATTTTAACCAAACGGAAGTACGGCAAGCGGTGCACGCTTCGCCGCGTTTGGTCGGGGACGTAGTGCGCGAATACTTGAGGTGGGCGCCCGGAAAATTAGGCGTGACTTTCGCAGTAGATGTGGAGTCTGCGAAAGAGATCGCCGCGTCGTACCGGGCGGCCGGAGTCCCCGCGGAAGTCGTGAGCGCCAAAACTCCGGACGACTTGCGGCGGTCCATCCTCCGCCGCTTTCGCAATCGCGAAGTTTTGCAATTGGTCAATGTCGACCTATTCGGCGAAGGCTTCGACCTGCCCGCGATCGAAGTGGTCAGTATGGCACGCCCGACGCAAAGTTATTCTCTGTTTGCGCAACAGTTCGGACGCGCGCTTAGATTGATGATCTCGGACATCCTGGCGGCAGCGTGGGATACGTACTCAGACGCGCAGCGTGTGGCGTTTATTGCCGAAAGTTTGAAACCGAAAGCGATCATTATCGACCACGTGGGCAACATCGAACGCCATCAACTGCCCGACCGTCGTCAAGAATGGACGTTGGCCCGCCGTGAAAAACGTGCCAAGTCTGTCGGTGACGCAGACGCCGTGCGAGCGTGCCCAAACCCGGGGTACGAGCCTGTTAGCGGTTTAACATGGGCAGACCTTTGGCGGACGATCGAACGACAGGACGGTTGGACCTTTTCCGATTGGCGGGACGCCATCCATGCTGCGGGCCTCACGACTTTTTCCGACGTTCCGTGCGCCAACGCGTACCTGCGCGTCCTGAAAGCTTGCCCGCATTGCGGGTACTACCAACCGCCGGCCGACCGTGGGTCGCTGCTGTCGGTTGAAGGTGACTTGACGGAATTGGACCCTCTTGTGTTAAAGGCGATGCGCGGCGAAATTGCTCGAATCGACGGCCCGTGCCATCCGCCAGCGCACTTAGACGCGTTCGCCGCTGGCGGAGCGCGCAAACAACACCTACGGCGGCAGCAAGTACAAACGGAGCTACGTCGCGCCGTCGACACCTGGGCCGCGATTCATAACGACGTTAGCGATTCAGTAAATTACAGACGGTTTTTTTTAACTTTCGGCGTAGATGTCGGAACCGCCTACACGTACGGCGCGGCCGACGCGGAAAGCCTGCGCGAGCGCGTCAAATCTCACATTGAAAAACTGGGGTTCAAGTATGACTCGACAGTCTGAATTTACCGCGCATCGCGAACTACGTAATAAGAGACCCGCTTCGCCGCGCCAAGTGCGTCGCAAGAACAGGTGGAGGCTTCCGGTTGTGAACCTGCACAAGTGGGGCGCACGTGTCGCGCTTACGTTAGCCGTGTGGGAGATCGTGCGATGATGGAATTTCGCGAATGGGCCGCCCGTTGGGGCGTGCCGATGGCCGCGGTAGTTGAATGGGAAAACGAGATGCAAGGCGTAACGCCTGGCCGGATTCCGGACGTTACGGTAGGTAAATCAGAAGCGTGGGCGCAAGTGCAAATTCGACTAGAGGCGGCGCAAAAAGGCGTTGCAATTTTTCGAAACAACGTCGGCGTACTGAAAGATAAAACCGGAAGGCCAGTGCGCTACGGTCTCGGCAACGACTCGCCCGCACTGAATGAAGTGCTCAAGTCGGGGGACTTGATCGGGGTTCGTCCGGTTTTGATCTTACCGCAGCATGTCGGCACTACGGTCGGACAGTTCGTATCGCGCGAAGCCAAACCCCCGGGGTGGGTGTACACCGCAACGCCGCGCGAACGCGCGCAGATGGCTTGGGCGAACCTGATCCGATCAAAAGGCGGAGATGCCTCTTTCGCCACCGGGCCCGGCACCCTGTAGGGCTTGCGCGTCCCGTGCGGTCAAGTTACCATTGCGTCAACTTTGGGAGTCCTCACGATGCAAAAGCACCTACCCGGTCCGGAGCGCGCCGAAAAAATCCTCGCCGCCGCCGTGACCTTTGCAACCCGAAAAGGCTTTCACGCGGTCACGCGCAAAAGCGTAGCGCGGGAGGCCGGAGTATCCGCCGGGCTCGTCTCGACGTACTTCGGCGGCATGGACAAGCTGCGCACGGAGATCATGCGCGCAGCGGTTCGCGATGAGATCCTTCCTATCATCGCCGCCGGTATCATGTCCGGGCACCGTGTCGCAAAAGCCGCGCCCGCACCGCTGCGTCAACGCGCCGCGAACAGCCTCGCGGCGTAACCGTATCGATCTTAAACCCGGTTTCGGCCGGGTTTTTCTTTGCGCAAGGGTTGACACTAGCGTCAAGTAGGGGGTAAGATCTTGAACATGGCCACCGATCAAGAACTGTTTGACCGTTGCGTGTACGCACTGTTGTCCGGCGGTCGCGCGCCTACGATAGAGCGCGCCGGACGGCTCTCCACACGGACGGCGAACCTACTGCGCGATTTGCAAAACGTCGAATGCAAAGCCCCGCCCGACGCATGGGCGGTCGAACTGCGGCGCCTCGCTGCCGCCTACAATCTCACAATGCCGGAGTAAGTCCGATGCAAACCCTTCCCTTCAAACTCTCGAAACTCTCCGCCGCGATCGGGGGTGTTTTATGGTGGTACGCCTACGCGGCGCAAGTACAGGCCGCTCCTTTCATGATTACGGCGGTTGTGCCGTTGGCGCCCACGTGGTGCAACTCGACGCACGAAGGGCACGCGAAAGGCGGCCCGCTTTCGTCGAATCTGCCGCACGCGCCGGTACCGGAGGGCGTCGAAGGTGACGACGGCGCTTGGCCGAACGAAACCCCAACGCCGCCCGGATACACGCACGTCCCGGGCGTAGGAGACTACCCTACCGCCTACGTCGAACAGTGCGACGCCGAACGCGGCGAAGGGATGCCGACGTTGTGCGACGACGAAGGTTGCCCGCACTCCGGTACCGCGCACGTGTGCACAGACCCGACCGACGCGCGCGCCATTGCCGCCGAAGTCCCCGCGCAACTTTCCCGCGTCTTGACCGCGAACGAAACGGCAAAGGTACTGCGCGGCGAAATGGAACCGCCGGAAGGCGCACACATGAAACGCGACTTACCGAAGCGGATCCGCGTACGCTCCAAACCGTTGACCGCTGCCGACATCGTCGAAGGCGGCGAGTATGTGCCGAAGCGGGGCAACGACAAAACGCCGAATCTGTACGTTGCTTCCGTGGGCCCCGATTTGGTCGCCTTTCGCAGCGTTCGCGACGTTCCATCGGCAATCTGCCAAGGCGTAACAATGACCGACTTCCTCGCACTTGTGTCGCGGAGGATCGGCGCATGAAACTGACCGACATCCAAGCCGGACGGCGCTACGGTTCCCGCATCGGCGGCTCTGATTTTTACGTGCACAACGTGCACCCTATGCACGAAGGGCGGAACGTCGGGACGAGATGCGTTTCGTACTATCGCGTTGACGATAACGCGATGCGCTTCGTCACGGTTGACGACTTCGTCGGCATGGCTCGACTGCCGACCGACCGCCCCGACGCTGCGCGCGACTTAGCGCAATTCATATGGGACGAGGGCGACCGTATCGGCGTGCGCATGGGGCTGTCGACCGCGCAAGAAGAAGCGTTCGACCCGGATTCCGAATACGGTCGGTGGATGGTGGAAATTGCCGCGGCGATCGAAGCACGCGGCCTCACGCCGACGAACGCCCTATCCGTCTTTCTGCGGGACGTGCACGACGAAGCGCTGCGCGCGGCGGAGCTGTTCCCGGGCGACGAGCTGCGCACCCTGGCCTTTTCCGAAGAGGCGGGCGAAGTGGTCAAAGCCGTGTTAGACGAAAGCCCCGAACGTGTCCGGAAAGAGGCCGTGCAAGCCTGCGCCACTGCTGCACGCATCGTCTTGGACGGTGACGGGTCGGTTACGCAATGGCGCGCGCGCAAGGGGCTTGCGCCGTTAGGGTTGAACGCCGTACGCACGGCCAAATCGTTAGACGGTGCGTCTACCCTCGTACACACCCCTTTCGGGGATGGCCTCGGCCGACATGCAGCGTGCGGCGGGTACGGGTGCGCCGCGTGTTGTAACACCGGCGACGCGGGTCGCGTAACAGGTCCGCCCGCATGACTAGCGCAGCCTACGTCTCTGAGTGCGGAAAATATCGCTACGTACTGTCGCGCGTCTGGCACGACGAGTTGCCGCCATTGCTCTTCATCATGCTGAACCCTTCGACCGCCGACGCACACGCGGACGACCCGACCATCCGGCGATGCGTGGGGTTTGCCCGTCGAAACGACTTCGGCGGTATCCACGTTGTCAACCTGTTCGCATACCGCGCCACCGACCCGCGCGTGCTGTCAACGTTGGGCCGAGACTTCGTTGTCGGACCGGATAACGATCGCATCATTGACGTGTTCGTACGCGAGACGTTGCAAAAGCACGGCGCGGTAGTTGCCGCCTGGGGCGCGCACGCGCGCAGCCGCCCGAGCCGCGTTGCGGAAGTTTTGGAGATCGTCGAACGGCATGACGCGGTAGTGCACTGCTTGCGACAGCTATCCGACGGTACCCCCGCACATCCGCTAATGCTGCCGTACAGTTGCACGGTCAAGCCGCTACGGGGAACGCCGACGTGAACGATCCGACATGCAAAACCGCCACGTTCAACGAATGGCACCGCGTGCTATGTGACGTGGCGCGCGAGTCGGGCGGTAGCGCGTCTACGCCCGCGCCTTGGATGCGCCGCCTATACGACCGCCAGTACACCCCGCGCGACGCGTGGGACGCTTTCAACAACGACGAGGTGTAACCGATGCCGATCGACACGTGGTCTCCTGCTGACGAACAGCGGTACCAAGAACTGCATGAACGTCGCGAACGTGTGACGCGCGCACGGTTTGCTTTATTGGAAAGTCTTGCCCGCACGATATTATCCGGGCACAGTGGGCCGATCATGCCGTCGGCTCTTGCGCACGCAATGATCGGAAACGCGGACGGCTTGCGCGACGCACTCGCGCCATACGACAGCGGGGTGCGCCCGGTCCAAGGCTGACCGTCTGGCCTATACTCGCCCTGTCCTTGCCTGGTGCCCTCTATGCAAACGCTCCCCGCCGCACTCGCTGGATTAGCGGCGTATCCACAATTTATCGTCTACACCCTGGTTCCGTCATCGACGCGGCCGGGCAAGACGGATAAATTTCCTATCCGATGGCAAGACGGGCGAAAGTGGAGTGCGCACGATCCGGCGATATGGCTGACCGCGGATGCGGCTTTCGCACAAGTCGCAGCCGGCCGCGGCCACGGGGTTGGGTTTGTTTTCACGGTTGCGGATCCTTTCTTTTTCATCGACATTGACGGTGCGTTAACCCCTGGCGGCGAGTGGTCTCCGTTGACGCAACAGCTTTGCGCGGCGTTTCCCGGCGCTGGGGTTGAAGTTTCGCAAAGCGGCGCGGGATTGCACATCATCGGCCGCGGCATCTGCCCGCCGCATTCTTGCGATTACAATGTTCCAGGTAGCGGGACAGTGCAGTTTTACACCGAACGTCGGTTTGTCGCATTGACCGGGACGCACGCATGCGGCGACGTGAACGCAGACATGTCGCACGTACTGCCTTGGCTCGTACAGCATTTTTTTCCATACGTCGAACCGATCCAACCGGCCGATTGGGACAAAGGCGCGCGGGAGGATTGGCGGGGTTCGACCGATGACGACGAGTTGATCCGGCGCGCGCTCAAGTCCCAATCCGCGGCGGCAGTGTTCGGCACAAAAGCATCGTTTGCGGATCTATGGGAAGGCAACGACGCCGTACTTGCACATGCGTACCCCAGCGAGTCGGGCGACACCTACGGCCGTTCACACGCAGACGCCGCGCTCGCTTCGCACTTGGCTTTTTGGACAGGCTGCGACTGCGCGCGCATTGAACGTTTAATGCGGCGGTCGGCGCTATTGCGCGACAAGTGGGACGAGCATCGCCCCGGCGGTACGTATCTAACCGTTACGATCAGTAAAGCGGTTACTGTGCAGCGCGACGTATGCCACGATAAGGAAGTGACGGCGCCCGGTTTGCTCGCAAGCAGCGCGGGCGATGCTGCACCTACCGAGGCGGTAGCCGCCGGTACCGCGCGTACCTCCGCTACGTTTCTACACCCCGCGCAGCAAGTGGAATTTTTCGCCGGGTGCGTGTACGTACAGGACAGCCATCGCGTATTCGTGCCGTCGGGCGCCTTGCTTAAGCCCGAGCAATTCAAAGCCTGGTACGGCGGGCACGTGTTCGTGATGGATGCGAACAACGAAAAGACTACGCGTAACGCATGGGAAGCGTTCACAGAGTCGAACGTCATTTCGTTTCCGCGCGTTAACCGTTCGTGGTTCCGCCCTGACCTACCGCCCGGCAGCGTGGCCGCGCATGAGGGGCTTTCCTACGTCAACACGTACGTCCCCGTAAACGTCGACCGTTTCGCCGGAGACCCGACGCCGTTTTTGATTCACCTGGAAAAAGTGCTTCCGGTCGTTCGGGACAGGGAAATTATGCTTGCGTACATGGCAGCGTGCGTGCAGCACGTCGGCGTTAAATTCCAATGGGCGCCGATGTTGCAGGGGTGCGAGGGGAACGGGAAGTCCTTGTTTTCTCGCTGCGTCGAAAAAGCTATTGGAGAGCGCTATTCACATTGGCCGCGCGCTGATCAGATCAGCACAAAATTCAATTCTTGGCTTGCCAACCGCCTGTTTATCGGCGTCGAAGATGTGTATTTAAAAGACGGGCAAGAGGAAGTGATAGAAGTCCTTAAACCGATGATCACAAGCGACCGACAGCCCGTCGAACCGAAAGGCGTTGACCAATTTTCTACTTACGTTTGGTGTAACTTTATTTTAAATACGAACTATAAAAGAGCGGTGGTTAAAGCCAAGCAAGGCGACGGCCGCCGCATCGCGCCGTTTCTAACGCCACATCAAAAAAAGGAGGATTTGAAACGCGACGGCATGACCGACGGGTATTTCCCGCGGTTGTACCGATGGTTGAAACAAGAGGGTGGGTATGGGATCGTTGCCGACTTTCTTTATAGATACCCCATCCCGGCAGAGTTAAACCCGGCGATTGGCTGCCCCGTGGCGCCTAACACGTCTTCATCTACGGAAGTGGCGGAAGGGCACATCGGCGCTATTGAACAAGAAATTGCCGAAGCGATCGGCGCGGAACGCCCGGGCTTTATGGGCGGATGGATCTCGTCATTCGCGTTCGACGGGCTGCTTGCAAAAATGAATCGCCAACGCATGCTGTCGCACCGGCAGCGCGAAGAGATATTGAACGAACTGGGGTACATCAAGCACCCGGCGCTGCAGGGGGGCCGCGTGAACAACGTGGTTGCGCCCGACGCTGGGAAACCCATACTGTTCGTTCGGGTCGGATCGCCAGAGTTGAAAATCGTGGCACCGGCCGAAGTTGCCCGCGCCTACAGCGCAGCGCAAGGCGTGACGTTCACTATCGCGTCACACGTCCCACCACCCGTCAATATAGGAAACAGCGCATGTCATTGAACAAACTGACCCTTATCGCCGCCACGGTTGCGGCTGCGGAGTACGTTTTCGTACTCCCGCCGAACTTCCCGAATTCTCTCGTTTTGCAGCTGACCACCGAGCCGAGCGCCGCACTCCCGCACCTTCCTTCCGATCAGTGGGTCGAAGTGTCGTATGGAACCGCCGAAGGTCTTGCGGAAGGCCCGGGCGGCACCGGTCCGATCGGTGAGCCTGGCGGCGAACAAAACCCGGCGAACTGGGCGCCGTGGCATCCGTTCGCGCGCATGGGAGCGTACGGACAAGGCGACGGTCCTCGCGTCGTCCTCGAACCGGGCGGGTACTTCCGCGTACGCAAACCCGCCACGTCCGACCCCGTCGGCGTCGAAGCCATCGGGTTCGACTCGCAAATCGAAACCCGAATCTGATTTACCGACCCAAGCCCTGCGACATGAAAGCCCCGGCACTCCCGGGGCTTTTTGTTGGTAACATGTGCGGCAGCCCCCTACAGGTACCCCGCATGGACGGGTTCGAAATTAAGGTCGGCGACTCGTTCGGCCTGAGTTGTGAAGCGGAATTCGACGGCGCCCCTTTAGACTTGACGGGGTACGCGATTGCATGCCACGTGCGCAAGGGGGGCGCGTTGGTAGACACGATGTCCGTAGTGGTTACCGACGCCGTGCTGGGACAGTACAACCTATACCCTTCGATTGCCTCACGCACGCAAAATTGGCCGGTCGGCGACCTGGTCGCCGATATCCAGTACTCCCGCCTCGGGGTCGTAGTGCACACGGAGGACTTTTTCATAGTCGCAAGAACGTCTCAGACTCGGGGCGCCGGACTGTGAAAATTCGCACGACGCTGACGCAACTTTTTTCATCCCCCGGTCCTTTGGACGCGACCCCGTCACCTGTCGCCCAAGTCATCGTGTCGACGCTTGCGGCCGGCATCCCTGGTGCGCCGGGGCCGAAGGGCGACACTGGTGATCAGGGTATCCAAGGCGTCCCGGGCGTGAAGGGCGACACTGGTGATCAGGGTATCCAAGGCGTCCCGGGCGTGAAGGGCGACACTGGTGATCAGGGTATCCAAGGCGTC